TAGAAGGTTATGTGGATGAAATAGTAGACCATTTAGCTGATAATTGGGATGAATTTAAAGATACTATAAATTTAACATCAGAGACTAAAGAGTTAATTGATGAATACATTGGTAGTGAAGGAGAGGAAGAGTAATGGATTTAATTGAAGCAACTAAGAAAGCCATTTTAGGCATATTAACCGAAAGTACAAATGCAAAGTTAGATATTAATAAAATAGCTGAGTTCCTAAAAGATGAAGTAAAAGTATTAACCACATCAGAATATACTTGTGGTTGGTATGAATTAGATAGAGATTTAGCTATATTTGTAGGTTGGACAGCTGGATATGACCCAAATGATGAGGATTATATACACGCAAAGGATGACCCTACATTTGTATTAGCTGCTAAAATAGCATCAACTCACGAATATATGAAAACTGATTTAGATTGGCTAACACAACCATATTATGAAGATGGTGAAGTTTGGGATACTGAAATAACTTTAACAGAAACAAGTAATTTTAAAGCGGATGCTGATTGGTTTATAAAGAGTTATAAAGGCATTAGAAAGGCACTAGATAATGGTGAATTATTATTAGAGAATAAAAAACAAGAAGCAAGAAGAGAGCCAGAAATAAATAATAAAGTGGCACCTAGGGATAGACGACCATCATTTGAAAGGGGTAGTCCGAATTATACTAGTCCTGATGAAGTAACATATAAATACAATCTTGAATATGCACATAACGCTGAACCTAAAAGATATAGAGTAAGAAGTAGACAGCAAGCACAGAATAGGGAAAATGTAGGTAAGTTGGATTTTGCAGGTACAGATGATATGATGAATTTTGAAAAAACAGGTTTTGCTGATGAATATGATATGAATAAAACAAGTAGGGAATATAGGGACTTGAAAAAACATATTAAAGCAAATCAACAAGTTTTAGATAATCATTATAAAAATCCAGAAAAAAATCCAAATTTAAATGTTGATGGAATAAAAAAGGATATTACAAATGATAAAAGACGAGCTACAAGAATATATAATAAAGCAATGAATAAAAATATAGAAAGTAAACAATTAAAGACAGAAGCAACAACAAATTTAGATGATATGTATGACGAATATAAAGAAGCATATCATAAAGATTTAGATATTAAAACCGTACCTTGTGTAATAGCAAGAGATAAAATGTTATCAGGTTGGGGTAGAGCAAAAAATACAACACATTATCAAATGGTTTTATGTGCTGATGATATAGAAGCCAATAATATTGCTTCTAATATGAAAATTAAAGCAAAAAGTGATGGATTAGCGAATATAAGAGTTGATTTTGGAATTAAAATACCTAGAAATGGTAGTGTTTCTTATAGTGTAGGAAGAAATGCACGTGCTTGGAATATGAGTGATAGTTGGTATAAAAGATATGACCGACCAGCTGAGAAAGAAGAAGAAGCAAGAAGTCATAAAGAAGATAATGAAAAAGTAGCACCTAGAACAAGTATTGAAAAAGAATATATGCATAATAATGCTAATTTTGGTATATATAATGATAAAGATGCTAAAAAATTTAATCAAGACAGCTATAAAGAACCTATAAATGCTAAAAGAAATAAGATAAGAAATTATAAAGATACTGGAACAATAACACATACCAGTTATGAAAAATCACCTAATAAACAAACTCAATTATATAAAGATTTAAAAGATTTAGGTTACATTAAATCAACTAAAAAAGTAACAGAAGCAACATTAAATTTAGATGATATGTATGATGAATACAAAAAAGCATATAATAAAGATTTAGATACAAAAAGAGTACCTTGTGTTATAGCTAGAGATATAATGTTATCTGGTTGGGGAGGAGCAGAAGGTAAAAACCATTATCAAGTAGTATTATGTGCAGATACAACAGAAGCACGTAATATAGAATATAATATGAGAGCCAAAGCTAAACAAGAACAACTAGCTAATGTAAGAACTAGTATAGGAATACAATTACCAAGAAATGCAAGTGTAGCATATACAGTCGGAAGGTATGCACCAGCTTGGAATATGGGTGATAGTTGGTATGAAAGCAGATTTGGTAAAGTTGAAGAAGGAAGATATAAATTAGATGTTGTAAAGTATAATATGCTTCACGATAAATTTAAAAATGATAAACGTAGTTATGATGAATTGTCTGATGTTGAAAAAGAAGAATTAAATACATATAGAGATTTAACCAAAAAAGTTTATAATTCAACTAGAGACCACAAAGATATAAAAGCTGAGGAAGCATTAACTACTAATTATGGTGGTCAAAATTTAGAAAAACCTGTTGCTCAAGTTAAAAAAGATTTTCAAAATTTAATTGATACATATAATGCAAAAGTAGATAAAAAAGTTGAAAGAAATGGTGCAGAAAATGAGGTTGAGTATATAAATAAAACAGTTAGTGCATCAGGTAAAAAAGCATTTTTAATTAGATTTCAATTAAATGAGATAGGTGGACTATTAACTGGGGGTTATGAAATAATTTACAGAGGTACATTTATAGATTTAAATACATTAGATACTAAAGAGTATGCATACGGTCGTATAGAATATAAATTAAATGATAAAGATGAATTAGAATCACCTGTACAAGAGTATGATACTATAGAGGAATTTATATCTAAAATTAATAATACTAATGTGGATGAGTTATTAACAGAAGCTATAAATACTCAAGATATACAATCACACACAACAGCTGGTGATACTGATGAAGAGAGAGCTTACTATGGAAAAAATATGACAAAGAGAGATAAAGTACGTTCATTAGACCAAGCTAAAAGAAATTTAGATAAAGCAAATAATGGTGATGATAAGATTAATGCTAGACAAGTAATAGACCAAGTATCATATGATAATTTACCTGATGCAGATTTACAAACATATAAATATAGAAAAGATATGGCTTCAATATATAGTGGAGAAGGTCCTAAGTATAATAAAGATTTAAGAATTGATGGTAAATCTAAATTAGAACCAAGTGAACGCAATGAAATGGTATCAATGATGTGGGATAATGAAGCAGATGAAGTTGCAGATAAAATAAGAGCAAAACATATAGCCAAAACTACTAAAAGAGAGGCAATAGAAACACAAAACATACAATCTCATACAACTGCTGGAGATAATGAAGATGAGAGAGCTTATTATGGTAAAAATTTAACCAAACGTGATAAAATACGTTCATTAGACCAAGCTAAAAGAAATTTAGATAGAGCTAATAAAGGCGATGAAAGAGTACAAGCTAAGCAAGTTTACGACCAAGTGTCATATGATAATTTACCTGATTCTAAATTAGATGCATATAAGTATAATAAAGATTTAGCTAAGAAAGCTAAGGAACGTGGTGATGATTTTTGGGAAAAAGAACATAATGATACAGCTAAATCATTTGCAAAAGATATGAAATATAGACATATGGCTAGACAGGCTAATAAAAAACAAGAGGCAAGAAACCCAGAGAATGATAAAGTAAATGCTATGATACGTACAACATTGAACGGTTCAACTAAATATGTTAAAGATTTAGAAGATTTAGGATTTGTCTTAGATAGATACGGTTCTAACGGTAAAGTTAGTTCTATACACCATAAGGATAATGATGAGTATTTATATAGAGGTAAAATGATGGGTTTGGATAAAAATGCTGACTTATATAATTATTTAACAAAGAAGAGACCTACTGATTGGGATGATAGAACAAATAGTGGTTTTGAAGTACAAAAAAATATGTCATCAGAAAAAGATTTAGCTGATGGAGGTTATTCATCAAATGGTTTTACATCAACTGTTGGTAAATCTATACCAAAGAGATTTAAAACTAATAAATCATCTATAGTTGTAACTGAGCCATATGGGTCTAAAAAAGTTAAACAATATAAAAAAATTAATGCAGATATAGCATCTAAAAAAGCTGACATCAAAGAAATTCAAGATGATGTTGATGGATTATATGATGATGTATCAGAAAAACAAAATAATATAGTCAATGCACAAAATGATATAAATCAACTTGAAAAAGATAAGCAAGCTTTGTTACAAAAAACAGAAGCAAGAAGTAATAAAGCCGATAACGAGAAGGCATCACCAAGAGATAGCTATAAAACTGCGATAATATCAGATGATACTAGTTTCCCTGAAAATGAATTAGATATTGATTTAGGTTTAAATACTAAGAGAAATAGAGTAAGAAGTCAAAAACAAGCAGACAGTAATTATGAAAAGGCTGAAAAAGAATTAAATAAAGGTAAAAATTCTGATTTATCTAAAGTTGGGCATAATACATTTACAAGAATGTCTTATGAAGTAAGCCCTAATGAAGATTTAAGAATATATAAAAATATGAGAGATGTAGCAAAAGCTTACAGAAGTAGAGATAATGATGATGAAACTGCGAATATGTATGATGATTATGCAGACGAGATGGCAAATAAAATAAGAACTAAACAATCAAAGCAAAAAACAGAGGCACTTTCACGAGATGACTACATTAGAATAGAAAATGAACCAAGAACTGAAAATTATAAAAAGGGTTTAAAAATTAGAGATGAAATTGTAAATGCTTGGAAAAAAAGGTGATTTAAAAACAGCTTATGATAAATGGTCAGAATTATATGATTTATTTAGTACTGGTTATGATGATGAAGGTAATCAAACAGCAGACTGGTCAGAAGAACAATCAGCACGAGATATTATAGAACTAACAGCAATAACTGATACTATTGAAGATAACTGTGTGTATGATGTTACAGATTACGGTAAAGCAAAAGCTTATAAAGAAATGGGATATTAATATTTAAAGACTATCAAATTTAGATAGTCTTTTTTATTTTGTGTAAAATATTAGAGAAATACACTATTTTTAAAATATGGTTATGTAAAATATTATTGAGGTATATGGTATATCTCTATTTATGATAGAAAGAAGGAGTATAAAATTATGGGAAAAGCTACAATTATAGAAGCACAAAACTCAAATACAGTATTTGAAAACGGTAATAACAAGGGTATACTAGGAAGATTAAAAGGAGTGTTTGCCGATTACAAACACGGTACAAGGAATGCTGATAGATTATATTCTGAAGAGCTATGGGATAATAGAGTTTTTGGTAGTGAAGATGTAATGGAAGCACTAGAAACTAGGACACTTTTCGGTGAATTAGACCATCCTGAGGGTGACAGATGTGAGACACTTGCTAAAAATGCTGCCATATCTATAACTAAATTAGAGAAAAGACCTGAAGAGGGAGTTATCTACGGTGAAGCTGATATATTAGATACTCCAACAGGTAGAATAGTAAAAGCACTTGCAGACAGTGGTGCTAAGCTTGGTGTATCATCAAGAGGAATGGGTGAAGAAGTATATAGAGATGGTCAAAATATTATAGACCCTGAAACATATGATTTTATTACATTTGATGTTGTTGTAACACCTGCAAATACTAAAGCAAGAGTGGAATTAACTGAAAGTAAACATATTAGTAAATTAACTGAAAGTATTAAAAAAGAAATTAATGATTGTGAAACTGAAAATCAAATAAACCAATTAAGAACTGTAATTGAGGGTGTTAATGTATCAAATAGAGAAGAATTAGATACATTAATTGAGAATAAGTTGAAATCAATACAAGTAAAAGAAATACCAGTTAAATTATCAGAAGCTAATAAAAGTATTGCAATTAAGTTATTAAAGCAAAAATATGAAGAGAGTAAAGCTCAACTAGAGGAAGCTTTAAAGACATCAGCAGATTTATCTGAAGAAAATGCTAAATTAATTGAAGAAAAAGAATCTTTGATTAGTGCTAGAGATGTTCTTAGAGATAGATTAGATGAAGCTAAAAAATCACAAGTGTCTAAAACATCTAATATCTCAGAATTAACAAATAATGTCTCTAAATTATCAAATGAAAATACTAAATTAAAAACAGAATTAGAGAATTTAAAAACAGAAAGTACTAAACGAATAGATGAATTAACTCAACAAAAATTACAAGAAGCAGATAATCATAAAGAAATGTTATTAAGAGTTAGACAAATATCTAATAGAAAAGTGGAAAATGCTCAAAATAGTTATAAGGATAAAATTAAAGAATTATCAGATAATATAGCTGAGAAGGATACTAAGATTAAAGACTTAATTGAAAGTAATAATGAAAAACAAATTAGATTAAATAAATTTGCTAAAGTTATAGCAGAAAATAAAAAACTTAAAGATGAGAATATTAAATTACAAGAAGGATTAAAATTAAATCAAACTAAATTAACAGAAAGTAAATTACAAGAAACTAAAAAGATAAGAGAACTAGAAGCACAGGTAAAATCATTAACAGAAGCAAATCAAAAAATGACAGAGACTCAAGACAGGTTTAGTAAAATGGCATTTGACCCACTAGGAACAGTTAAAGCAGTAGCAGAAAATTTCGGTACAGGTGATTATGATGAAGATGATATAGCATTGTTTAATATGCTAACAGGAAATAAATAGGAGGTAAAAAATGAAAAACGAAAAATTAGTAGAAGCTACAATGTTAGCTTTAAGAGGTAAATTAAATGAGTGGGAAGAGGCTTATGAAGATGATTATGGTGAAGGTATAACCACAAGGTGGTATGAGGTTGAGACTGATGATGGTTTCTTAGATACCCACTTTGAAGATGAAAATGAAGCTATTAAGGTAGCTAGAACATATAAAGGTAATGTATTTGTATATGTAACTGGCAGTGAAAAATATACTACAGGGGACTATAGAGGACATAGTGAACCACTAGATAGCGTTTTATTGTGGCAACGCAAAGATGGTGAGGAGCAAAAATTTGGGAACTCAAATGCTATACTAGAAGCTAAAGGTTCATCTAAAACATATACTTGTATAGAAGATGGGCAAGGTGGTGATTTTGCCGTAGGTAAAACAATGACAGCGGAAGAGTGGGGAGAAGAAGCATATAGCTGGGCATATAATGATGATTGGACAGACCCAGAGGAACCACTACTAAAAAACTTTAAAACTGAACAAGAGTGCTTAGACTTTATACAAGATATGTGGGAAATAACTATTGTACCAAGTGATAGCCCAGAAGCTAAAGAGTTTTTAGGTGAAGCAAGAAGTCATAAAGAAGATAATGAAAGAGTAGCACCTAGAACAGTAAAAAATGCTCTTGGAAATGATGTTGAAACCAGAGAAATGGTAGATGTATCAAACCCAGCAGTTGGTAATAATTCATATAAAAATGAAAAAGGTAGTCAATATTGGGGAACAACACATAGTGAATATGCTAGTAAAAGAAATAAAACAGGACAAAAGAATGAATATGGCTATGATGTATATTTAGCACCTTTTAAAAATACAGGTGACTGGACAACAAAAGCAGATAGAATGGAACCAGCAACTGCAACAGCAAGGTATCAATATCAAAAAGAACAAGGAGAAACATTAAAACCAGATTTAAAAAGATATAGAGATAAAGAAAAAAGAGCAAGAAACCCAGAAAATAAAGAATATTGGAAAAATGCTGCTGATAATATTCAAAAAAATATAGATGATTATGATAAAAAAGCAAAAGAGATAGTAAACAAAGAAAGAGAAAGAATAGCAAATAAAAAAGCAACAGAAGCAAGAAGTCATAAAGAAGATAATGAAAAAGTAGCTCCAAGAAGACAACATTCACCATATCAACGTGAATATGGTAGAGTATATGGAGATTTAAAGGATGTGCCTAAAAGAGCTAGATTTAGTGCAAATAAGGGAAAAGCCTCTGACTGGGGATATTATGACCTAAATGAATTAGATACATACAATAAAAGCACTGATGATATAGAAGATTATAAAAGATATAAAACAGATGCAGAAAACGAAAGAACTCTTGCACGTTATCATAATGCTAATGCACAAGAAAAGGATGATAGAGCAAGTGATATAGTTAGAGATAAAAAATTAGATAGAGCCAAAAGAAATTTAAAGGGACAAGAAATCTTTGATGTAAAAGAGTCAAAAAAAGTAGAGAGCGAAGAAGATGCTATTAATGTTATGAATAATTTTAGAGATAAAAATGCATTATATGGATATGTAGTATCTTATTTAGAAAATAATGCACCTAATAATGAGGAGATTTTAAAATTATGTAAAGAAATCCTAGCCAAAGGTGCAATAAATGTATGTGGTAAGGATAAAATAAATGATTTTTACAATAAATGCAAGTCTGATATAGAGGCTAGAATAAATGCATTAGGTGAAAATTATATAAAAACAATATTGGCTCAATATGTATTTGAAGATGTAATATATGGATTAGAGGATAATTTAGAGAGTGCAATTCAAAAATAATTTACGTAAAATATTAATGTAATAATAAAAATTTAATTTTTGAAAAGTTGTTACGTAAAATATTATTAGTAAATAAATTTATGAAGCCATTTAAAAGATATTTAATGAAACGACATAAATTATATTATATAAATGTTTTTAAAAAATATTTAAAACGACAGGAGTGCTGTATAAACACAATAAATTTAAGTAGGTAGAATATAAACCTAAATATATAAATTTTTTATAAGGAGTGAATTTTAAAATGGCAAAAGTTATTACAAGAGAAAGTCTTGCTAAAGATGTAGCAAGCAACCCAGTAGCAGCTAAATATGCTAAAAGAATTGGGTTATTAGAGTCAGCAAGAAAAGCTGTTGGAGCTAAACCAATGAGCACATTTGAAAAATATTATGCTGGACAATTATTTGAAAATTTAAGTAAAGGTAACCTATATGAAGGTTATACACAAGGAAATTTTGTAGGAGCTAACTTCAGAAGAGATGCATTCAATATTGTATCTTTAGCTATTCAAAATACAATACTTCCAGAAATCGTTTCTGTACAACCAATGAGTACAGCAGCTCAATTACTTCCAATATTAGAATTTAAATATGGAACAACAAAAGGAGCTACAAATGCTGGAGATTTAATCTTAGATGCTACAGGAGCTGGAAAAACAAATCCAGAATATGATAGCAAAGTAGTATCAAATCAAGAAATTGGAGCTGGTATTACAACATACTTAGCACCATTTACACCAATCGATGCTGGTTCTATTAAAATAGTAAAAGCTGATGGAACAGTTATTACAGATGATGGAGCAGGAGCTTTATCAGATGGTGGTACAGTAGTATATGCTGATGGTACTATTACATTAAATGCTGCAGCAGTAGCAGGAGATAAAATTTCTTATACATATGATAATTCAATCGTTCCTAACTATCTATATCCAGAATTAGATGGACACGGACAACATCAAGTAGGTGACGTTACAATTGGAATTAATCCAGTTTTAATCGAAGCTGAAGAACATAAATTAAGAGCAGTATATGCTTTAACAGCAGCTTACAAAATCAATAAAGAATATGGTGTAAATATGCCATTAGTATTTGAACAACAAGTTGCTAATGAAATGAACAAAGAGAGAGAAAGAATCGTAATGAACGACATCTTTGCTCAAGCAGCTGGTGGAAACGCAGTTGTTTGGTCAAGCACACCAAGACCACGGAGTATCAGATGCTGAACACGTAGAAAGTTTACCAATTGCTATTAACTTAGCAAGTGCTGAAATCTACAACAGAACAGGTGGAAACTTAACACCTAACTTTATGGTAGCTGGTGCAAACGTAATCGCTTACTTAGCTAAATCTAAAGTATTTGAAGCTAATGAAGCTCCAAAGAACGGTGGTTCTTTCTTAGCTGGTAAATTAGGAAACTTAACAGTTTACCAAACACCAGCAATCGGAACAAACGATTTCTTCCTAGGTGGAATTGGAAATGACTTCTGGCAAGCTGGATATGTTGTTGGTGATTATATGCCAATCACATTTACACAACCAGTAACATTAGCAGATTTCACTACACAATCTGGATGGGTATCAATCTATGGTAAGAAAATGGTTAACCCACAACTTTACATCAGAGGAAGAGTTACAGTTTAATTTTGAAACTGATAAATATAATAAGAAGTACCTCATTAAGGTACTTCTTTTATTTTATGTCATTAATATTTACATATATTAAAAATAGTTGCAATATATTTAGAAGTATGCTATAATAATAGTAGGGGGTAATTAAAATGATAAAAGTTGTTTTAAGAAATTACAATAAATATAGAGGAAGAGTATTGTACAGCGGAAATTATGTAAGTACTGTTAAAGACTTTATCAATCATAGATTATTACAAAAACTAAATACTTTAAATAAATTAGATAATACCGAGTTTAAAGATGAAGATGATTTTATAGATATTGAAAGAAATGGGACAAATCTAATATATACAATGCACGATTTAAATACTTGGTCTTTATCAGGAGCAATAAGTTCACTAGATAATTGTAAATAAATATAGGAGCATAGGCTTGTATTAGACTTGTCTATGCTTTTATAGTAGTAAAATAATACTAGAGGATATTTAATTTAAAGACATATGAATAAGGGGAAGTGTAATAATATGGTATATTTATTTGTGGGGGATATACATAATCACAGTTATATGTTTGATGATATAGAAAGATTAGATAATAAATATAATTTTGATAGAATTATATTTATAGGTGATTATGTAGATGACTGGAATACAACTAATCATCAATCATTAGAGACTTTAGAAAAAGTCATAAATCTTAAAAATACTAACCCTGAAAAGTATACGCTACTTTGGGGTAACCACGAAAATAGTTATGTTGGTTATAAATGTAGTGGGCATCAATTTGAACTTGATGATATTATGGAATTAAAATTAAAAGAAAATATAGATTTATTTGATTTTTATACAATAGTAAAATGTGGTGAAATTGAATATGTATGCACTCACGCAGGGATTACAAATGATTATGTGAATAAAGTTTTAAATGGTGCAGACCATTGGCGTGAGACATTAGATATATTTAATAAGGATAAGCTTAGTAATTTAGATATGACAGCTCTATGTAATTACATTAGAGGCGGTAATGATGAGTGTAGTTCTTTTTTATGGGCAGATAAAAGAGAGCATTTATACTATGCATCTTTTGAAGAACCTATAATAAAACATCAAATTGTAGGGCATACTCCTGTAGAGAATATATCATTGGTCAATAATATAATTTATATAGATACACATTCAACGTATCGTAATGGTGATGCTTATGGAGATAAGTCATATTTAATATGGAGTGATAAAGATTTTATTGTAGATGTGTAAAATAATATTAGGAGGCATTATTATGAGTAAGTATGTTATAGCAAGAGCTGATTTTGGAGGAAATACAAGATATGTAAAAAAATTTAATATGACATATGATATAAATGAAGCAGATAGATTTGATACA